GAAACCGTGTATTTTTTCTTTTAGATCAGCAGCGCTGTTGATTTTTGATAGTTTCTTCGTATGAAACTTTACATAAGGAACAATATGGATGACGCTTCGATTTACTTCACTATTGAATGTTGCCAGTGATATCATAGAGGTTAAAACTGTGCGCACAAGCGGTGAACAAATTACCTTATCAAAGTGACCTATTTTTGGTAATTCTTGTCGTAAAAGAAACGATTGTATATACCCGGTAACCGATAATACTGGTTCATGAAGTATATCTTTGTGTGTTCTACGATAAGTATTTAGTTTAGTTCTAGAAATGTTACTGCAACTTTCAGCATGTCGAACCAAATAAAGATCGACTGTCATATTTTTATGTATGATGTAACTTATAATATACAAATATAATAAAAGCAAAATGTCGAGTAGCAGTTCTATTCGCCCCCCTCGTCGCACTGCTTTCTTAGTTGGTATAAACTATATTAATACAGAAAGCGAACTCAATGGTTGTTATAATGACATCATGAACGTCTCTCAGTATCTGCGTTCTATTTTAGGATATACTTCCGGATCGATCGCGATTCTCACCGATGGAAACCGTAATAACCCGGCAAGTGCATCTCGTTTACCGCCAACACGTCAAAATATAATTGCCGGATTATCTGCTCTTGTTTCTGGAATGGTTGCAGGTGATGAAGCCGTGTTTCATTATTCCGGTCATGGTTCGCTTGTCCGTGATACCAATGGTGATGAAGCAACTGGATTTGATTCGTGTCTTTGCCCGGTGGATTATGACGTGGCTCCTTCAGCCGGAGGTGGTATGATCACAGATGATGAAATTCGCACACTTCTCGTAAACAAGGTCCCACGTGGTGCGCGATTATACGTTATTCTTGATTGTTGCCATAACGGAACTGGATGTGATATTCGTTATAAATACGAGGATTTCAGCATTCTTCTTCGTCAACGTCCCACTCCTATCTGGCGCACACTACAGAGGACATTCACAAACTCAAAATATACCGAAACAGCTGGTGAAGTCTACATGATTAGTGGATGCCGTGATGAACAAACATCGGCTGATGCATATATCAACAACGCATTTGCAGGTGCACTCACTTACGCCGTATTCTCTATTCTTCGCGCTAATCAAGCCACCATTCGCACCTATTCATGGGGTGCACTTCTTCGCGATGTTCGCCAATTCATGCGGGAAAATAAGTATACGCAGATCCCGCAACTTATGACCGGACAAATAATTTCTCCGGCAAGACCGGTTTTTGCTACAGTGACTGGTAGAGGTGCGTCATTAGATTTAAGTGCCGGTTCTAGGTTTACTGGAGAGTATGTTACTACTGGATCTAGGGGTATTTCACGTGCAGATACCATGTTTTCTTTTCTACCAAAAGTTACTACAACAAAGTTGCCGCGTCATTTGATTCAATTCATCCATTGACACACACATTTACTGACACGTCTCTATTGTAAAAAAATTGAAATCTTTTTCTTACAATACATGAAATACAGCGATTTAAGCAACGAACGAACAAAATATGGCTGTAAACCCAAAACTGGCAACGCTTATGCGCGTGATTGACGACAACAAAGACAAAATGACCGAAGGTGAATACCTCGAAGCAATGAATGCATTAGGTGCACTCCACCGTGATATACCAGCGTATCTTCCTCCTGCAGATGCTTCTGCGGCACGGGCTGCGGTTGGTCCTCCTCCATCCTACGCCGCATCGGTTCCATTGTTCTCAACTCATATACTAGACATCATGGGTGGAAGTGTAATTGAACAACGTTCATGGGAGCGTGTGAAAGCTTATCATCCAGACCCCTTTCAAAACAGAATTAGTGCAGAAGAATGGATACTACTACCGTATGATACACGTTTTCAACTCGTGCGTGAAGCAACGGAGAATTATGCCAACGAAAAAGAGGCGTTGCATCGAACACCAGAACCGTCGGTTTGCCCTTTCATTACACGACATGCTGTAGGAACCTGGAGTATGGAAGAACATGGCGGTAATACCAACTGGGAATGTGTGTGTGGATACATTGGAAAAGTCAAGAATTGGAAAAAACATGAACAAAGCGAGCGTCATCAGATATGGAACAAACATCGAACCGTAAGCAGGAGAAAAATACAAAAAATGAAGGCGACGATCAACGACGATGAAATAGGCAAATTCATCAGATTTGCGTGTTATGCACCGAATCCAAATGAATTGTATCCTGGTGGAATTCAAATCTACACCGTGTGGCAAGACAAAAACGAATGGACGCATCCAGAGATGTTTACCGAGACTCATCGAAACCCGGTTCCAACAGAGGACGGTGTCGGAAAATGGTTTGTTCATCCTAGAAATCTTTTAGCGAAACAATACATTCAGTAAATAGTAACTGACTATAGTCTGCAAATAATTAGGTGCAGGTATACCTTATTTTATACGAATTCTAGTTGTGTATAATGTAATGTCGGTAGTTAAACCGGCGTCATGACCTGCTTTTTGTTCTAATTCTTTCAATGTGTCTGTAAGTTCAAATTGTATAGGCTTTACAGGTAGTGTCCACTCTTTATCACGAGGTGTAATCCACGACCCATCCTCTTTTGCATTTTCTAGTAACACATCTGGCAAATAAATCGCATTTGTACGTATACCGTGCCATCCACGAATAAATGACGTAGTAGTTGTATCTTTGAATAAATATGTAACGATACATCGCGTGATTGGGATGTTTTTATTTTCACCTCCAGTAAGTCGACTTTCGGTTTTTGCCTTTGACTTTACTTTTATTATAAACGCCTTTTCCATTTGTGGACTCCAAGTATGCCCGTCAACCGGAGAGAACCATTCACCCAAACATTCTCTGGCATTCATTTTTGAGTCATAACAGGTGACAAAAATGCCGTCGATTGGCGGCGAATCGCGTTTCATCGGTTGAAATACCGGACGTATCAAAAATGAATGATATCCGACAGCGTTTTCTCCGGGACTTCGCGTTCTTCCGATCCATTGAAACGAGAGATTTTGATGTTTGGTTTTAAATACTCTAAATGTGCGAACATCGTCGATCTCATCTAGGTAAGGCGGTGTATCGTAAGCACATTCTAACGAATCAGTGACGATTGCATGCGCTGCTTTATTTTCATTATGTATTGCATAATCAAAAGGTTTATGATGAGAGAAATCTGCTGATATAATATAAAAACTTCCGATGATATGACGATGACGTCGGCGTGTCTTCTTGTTACGATGATACGACTTACCTCGTCGTCGTCGTCGTCGAGATTTGGGACGTCCTCCGGCTCCTTCATTACTCATCCATTTATTTTGTATATTCCTTATGTTTACAGGTACAAATTTGATACCCTTAGTATTTACATTCCATTTTCGAAAATAATGAAGGATAGAGCGAAATGGAACGTAGAGTTCATGATCACATTCCGACGTTGAAATACTTGACAATATTACGCGATTATCTACGGTTTCTTCGTTTGTATCGTGCGTGTCGTTGCTGTCTGGAATTATCATATCTGGTTTTTCATTTGCAGGAAAATAATATATGTATACACGTTTGATTTCTTCTATATTTTTTGGTCGAAACTGCATTGTATGTTGAATAATATCACCTGTATATTGGGTTCCTGCGTGTGGTAATACATATCCATAGAGGTCATCTACTATAATCGATGGTCGTTCGTTCGACGGTGATAGATCCTTTGAATGAAACCACGTTTGTTCCATCATACTATATATACTAAATAAAAAGTATTAGTTCATAAACACACACTGCTTACCTCATATTTTTCGCATGTTCATTGAGAACCGCGTTGTTCTGCTTTTACTTCTTCGACTTCCACTCATCATTCCATTCATTGAACAACTCGCACGCTTCTTCCTTTGTAATTTTCCAGTCGGCCAACACCATCGACATCGATTTTGAATCCTTTTTGTTTTTCTTGTTCTAGGTTTTCTGGCTACAATATATCGTCAGCAAGTATTCCCCCGTATCGCGGAGTGTCTCAATAAAGGAACATGATTGTTCCGGCGTGATTTTGTCATCTGCTAACAGCTCGGCATTTCAGTTGAAGAGTTATTGTTGTTGTCTTTTCGGTCTTTATCGGGGATGTATTCTAGTAAATATAGAAAAAGCGTTTTAATTTTTTTGAAAATAGAAACAAACATCATCATAAAAAAATACACTCACATACTTACTTATTTACTTACTTTGATGCTGTATATATTTCATGATGATATTCCTCATTTCCAGGGCACAATCACGCTCGAATTTCGTCTTGGTTTCTTCGGGGAGACGCTTCAACACCGATGTAAGTTCCACCTTGTTCGCCCCGGAGGTTGTCATTGATGTTGTATCCACTGCCTGAAATAGCTCTGCTGCCGCAGTCGCCTCCTCGTAAGTTGGTGGGGTTTCTCTCATGATGTAGAATGCGTCGCGATTTTGTCGGATCGGTGTGTCATCCCATATCACCGATCGCATCCACTCCCAATGCTCATGAACCCTGTTTTCGTATTCCGTTCGGTCCCGGATGTCAAACCAGTCCTCGTCGCCTTTGATCAGCATGACAAGTCGGAAATCATTGGTGTAGTGCTTGTGATCGCCGGTCATTTCAATCCAAATCCGCGATGTTTTCACGTATTTTTCCTGGTATTCATCGAATGCGGATTGAAGAGCTGGAGGAATAGGATGCTGCCAATCCTTAATGTTTTTTTCTTCGAGCATGTGCTTAAAGAACTGGTCTTTCACGTATTTTGGAGGCTCAACTATTTCCAGCGGATTAGTCTTCAACCAGTACGGACTTTTACAGTATGTCGGTGTATGTCCATGTTCGCCACAACGTGCGCATTGCTCTTTCAGAAGTTCAGGGCAAGTGATGGTCGCACCAAATTCAGGACCACTTTTTGTGTAATGCGTCTTACAATCTTTGAGTGGAAACCCGCGGTGCATGCAATACTTGCAGAACGGGCGTCGCATGTTTGTTGATTTCGTTTGTGTTCGGCGCGTTATGGATCGCGTAAGAATAACTTTTTGTTCGTCTTCGGCACGTTTTACTTCTTTTTCGTGGTCCCAAACATTCTTGAAACGTATTGGGCAAAATGGATCCCAAAATGATATTGCTGCTTTGAGTTCGCTTTGGGACATTTTTTCCAAACGATATGGAGGGAGTTGAGCAAAATCCAATCGGCGGTATTTGGGTTCAGGAACGGTCATTGGCGTAGTCATCGTTGTCGTAGTTGTCTGTCTCTATGAATCACTGTAATTTCATGATATTCAAAAAAAACATTTCAATTTTCCCACACAGACTGTATTCTTACCATCCAAATACAGATTCATCCAATTCGTTCTCGTCATTGTTGCATTCTTCTTTGAAATGAACCGATTTTATCGGTTTTCCGTTTTCCCAGGTCCCTTCAAATATAATGATCTCACCTCCGTCGCCTGATTTTTGCACATTTACACCGTATCCGTTCATTTTATCATTATCCCATGTTCCAGCATATTCATACCACTTTGCGTATTGTGCATTTTCAGCAGCGTCATCACTCGTATAATTATTAAGTGGAATGCCATACACAAACGCCGGAGTACGAAGAGTTCCGCGACCATGGCGCAAATGGCTCAGACCGCCATTCTTGATACTTTCGGCATCATTTTCGCGCATATGTCCCATGTAAACACTGCCGTCAGGGTAACTGTAAATATGTTCTTGGGTTGCAAACTGACGCGCGAGTTCATCTTCTTGTTGACTTTCCATCCTTTTTTTCTAAAAATTCAACTATAGACACTGGTTGCCTTGATGATGTTTTAACAACGATGACAACTATATATCACACCAAAACATTTCAATTTTATTACTATCACGACATTCGAATTATGAAGCGCGGAGTAACAATAAAAAAGTGTTAGTTATATCAAAGTAGAACTAATATACGCTAGTAGTAGTAGTAGTAGTTATATCAAAGTAGAACTAATATACGCTAGTAGTAGTAGTAGTTATATCAAAGTAGAACTAATATACGCTAGTAGTAGTAGTAGTAGTAGTAGTAGTAGTAGTTATATCAAAGTAGAACTAATATACGCTAGTAGTAGTAGCAGTAGTAGTAGTAGTAGTAGTAGTAGTAGTAGTAGTAGTAGTAGTAGTAGTAGTAGTAGTACACCTAAATATTTCATCTTAACCTTATTTCAAATCTTCATCTCATTCGCGCGGATTCAGACGTGC